CCTGAGATTGAGATACCTGACCAGCTAGATTATCTGCTAGAGAATGCTGACGGTGCTGGTGAGTCGCTAAATAGCTTGGCTAAAGATATATGTGGTGAGGTAATTGCTAAGGGGCGGCACGCTATGCTGGTTGACTTCCCGCAATTAGAGCAGGGATTAACCCTAGAGCAAGTGCAGCAGATACAACCGCAAGCATCTATCAACCGCTATACCGCTGAAAACTTTATCAACTGGAATGTATCAGTAGTTGCTGGCCGTAAGTTACTTACGCTGGCTGTACTATGTGAGCTATACGATGCAGACGAAGATGAGTTTACCTACGAGGTTAAGAAGCAGTACCGAGTGCTAAGATTGCGAGATGGTATCTACTCTCAGCAAGTGTATAGAGACGATGTACCATACGGAGAGGAGTTTTTCCCTAAACGCGCAGACGGTACTAATTTTGAGTTTATCCCTTTATTTATAGTTGGTAGTGAGAATAACGATGCCTCGGTAGATGTACCGCCACTGGCTGATATTGCTAATGTAAATATCGGTCACTATCGCAACTCGGCAGACTTAGAGGAAAACTGCTATATACATGGCCAATTAACTCTAGGTGTTACCAGCTCTATGAGTATGAGCCAGTTCGCAGAAGCTAACCCTAATGGAATTACAGTAGGCTCTATGGCTGGTCATTTCTTGGGCGAGTCGGGCGGGTTTAGCTCAGTACAAGCCAGTGAGAATCAGTTAGCAGATAAGCTAATGGAGCGCAAAGAGGATCAGATGCGAAAGCTAGGCGCTCGAATGGTTGAAGATGGCGGTAATAAGACCGCTACACAATCACGCATTGATGCAACTGGCGAGAGTTCAATTCTAGCCACAATTGCCGATAACGTATCGGGCGGCCTACAAACCTGTATTGACTGGTGCGGGCAGTTTATGGGTGTAGATTCTACCGAGTCTATCTATAAGCTCAATAAGAAATTCTTTGACGATGACGCTAACCCACAGTTAATGATGGCAGCTATCCAGCTTAATGACCGAGGCGTTATAGGTAAGTCTGACCTACAAGATATGGCTAGATCGCAAGGTATCGTAAACCCTGAGAGAACGAATGAAGATATTGATGGAGAGGTTGAAGTGGTAGCGCCAATTTAATGAGCAGCGAACAGTACCTAATAGATGCGGCGACCCGTCACCAAGTATTTGTACAGCGGTATGCGGGCGGCCTATCTAACCAGTATCAGAAAGCCTTAAAGAAAACATATGCCGAGGTCTTAGCCCGTCTAATGGAAGATGAGCTTACAGATATTGGCGCTGCTAGGCTTACACAGATACGTTTAGATATGGAGCAGATACTCTCTAACGGCTATAACGCTGCTAAAACTGAGTTGCTACTAAACCTTAATGAGTTCGCTACTTCTGAGGCTGCGTTTACTGGTCAGCTTTTGGCTAACGGCAGTGCTACGCAGTTTAGTGTTGCGTTACCCGCTACACAGCAGATACAAACAGCACTCTCGCTTAATACGTTCTCGCCTGATAATGGTAAAACTTTAGTCAATATCGAGACAGCCTTAGATAATTTTGGCACTAAAAAAGCTGCAAATATACGACAAATAGTTAAAGATGGCTTCCTGCTAGGTGATACTAATGCGGACATAGCCAGCATGATTAGCGATGCAGAGAAGATTAACAGGGCGCAAGCAGATAGCCTAGCTAGGACAATGACCAACCATGCCTCTAATGTGGCTAGAGCTGAGACGTTTAATGCCAATGATGATGTGGTAACTGGCTATGAGTGGGTAGCTACACTGGATAGCCGCACCACACTAACCTGTAGTGGTCGAGACGGTGAGATATATTCCCTATCAGCTGAGAATCCTAAACCACCTGCACATTTTAATTGCCGATCAACCACGGTTCCAGTTATTGACCCTGAGTTTGATATAGGCGCAAGCGGTAAAGGCACAAGGCAGTCAAAGGGCGCTAAAGGTAAAGAGCGTGTAAGTGCAAAGACAACTTTCGGCGGGTGGCTAAAGAAGCAGCCCGCAGACTTTCAAGATGAGTATTTTTCTAAATTCCAAGACGGAAGTATTAAGGCAAAGTTATTTAGAAAGGGCGGCTTAAAGATCGACAAATTTACAGATGTGCGCGGTGCAGAGTACAGTTTGTCGGAATTAAAGGCATTAAATCCATTAGCGTTTGACGTTGCTGAGATTTAGTGGTATATAACTAAAAGGCTACAGGGTAGTCAGACTTAATAACTTGGGGTTATAAGATGATAAAGTACAATGTAAGTGCAGATGAGTTCGAGACGCTGGAAGATTCACAGAAAGGCTTATATTCGCAGGGCGAAAATGGCTATACGTTGAATGTTGAGGGTGTACCGAAAGAAGATGTAAGCGGGTTGAAGCGTAAGATTGATGAGCTACTTACTGAGAAGAAATCAGTACAGCAAAAAGCAAACGAGGCAGATGAGCAAGCGAAAGCTGAATTGGCTGCCAAGCTAAAAAACGCAAACGATTATGAGCAGTTATATAACAGTTCAGAGTCAGAGAGACAAAAGGCTTCTGAGGAGTTAGCAACTTTAAAGGCTAATTTACAGCAGCAGCAGGTAGCAAGCCAAGCCAGCACAGTAGCGTCTAAGTTAACTAAAGACACTGCTAGAGCTAAACTGCTATCAGCACAGATTGAATCACGCCTATCTCTAGTAGATGGCGAGGTGAGAGTTTTAGACGCTAACGGCAATTTAACCGTTAGTAGTGTAGAAGAATTAACGGCCTCAATTAAAGCGGAATATCCGTTTTTGGTCGATGGTTCACAAGCTGCTGGGGGCGGCGCAACAGGTGGAAACAGCGGGGCTGGTGATGCCAAAACAGTAAGTCGTGCAGACTTTGATAATCTAGGGCAGGCAGAACGCTCTAAATTCTTTAAAGCTGGCGGCAAAATTATTTAATTATTCTTTTGGAGAAACTAGCTAATGGCTAACGAACTAACTTTATCAAACCTAGCAAACGACATTTATGTCGCTGCTGATGTTGTAGGCCGCGAACAAGTCGGCTTTATCCCATCTGTAACTATGAATGCTGACCACTCTCGCGGTGGATTAAACGATAGCGTTAAAGCTGCATTCACTAATGTTGCTGCACCTGTTGATATTTCTCAGTTGATGACTATCCCAGAAGGTTCAACTACTTCTATCGCAAGCAAATCACTTAGCTTGTCTAAGTCACGCTCGGTACAGATTCCTATGGAAGCTGATGCAGAATTGCAATTACGTAATGGCGGTCAGTTTGACTCTGTTTACGGTGATTTAATCGCTCAAGCAATGCGCGCATTAACTAACGAAATGGAAGCTGATCTTGCGTTAGCTGCTAAAGAAGGCGCTGGTGGCGCTTCTGGTGCTGTTGGTACTAGCCCGTTTGCTTCTAACTTTGGTGCTTTAGCTACTGCTCGTTCGCGCTTGCAGGAATATGGTTGCCCAACTACTGACTTATCTGTAGTTCTTAATGGCGCACAAGGCGCATCACTTCGCACTTTAGGCCAATTAACTGACGCTAACCGCGCTGGTTCTGATGCTTTCGGTCGTCAAGGTGTATTGCTTGACCTGTACGGAATGTCTGTACGTGAGTCTGGTAAATTAGCCGCTCATACTGCTGGTGCCGCTACTGGCTTGGATATTGTTGGTGCTGATGCAGTTGGCGCTACTGAAATCGCTTTAGATGGCGGTGATTCAGGCACTATCTTAAAAGGTGATGTTGTTAAGTTTGCCAATGACCCTCGCAAGTATGTTCTTGCTGGTGATGGTGCTGCTGCCGCTGGTGTTACTCTAAACCTTAACAGCGGATTGCTTAATGCTACTGCTGTTGGTGAAGAGATGACTATCGAAGCTGCTCACACGCCTTTATCTGTATTTCACAGATCAGCGTTAGAGCTTGCAGTTCGTGCTCCTGCTTTACCACAAGTTGGTGATTCAGCAGACGATAGCATCGTTGTACAAGACCCAACTAGCGGCCTCGTATTTGAAGTGCGTATCTATAAAGGATACCGCAAATCAATGATCGAAATCGGCGCGACTTGGGGCGTTAAAGCATGGAAGTCAGACTTCATCCATACTTTAGTTGCACCTTTGTAAGTAGTAAGTTGTAAGTTTTGGTCGGCTCTCTTGGGTTTCCCTCCCTTTACCCTCTGAGAGTCGGCCTTTTTTTAAGGTGAGAGTATGGCTTTAACAATAGAAACAGGGCAACAATCGACTACAGCCACAAGCTATGTCACGGTTGCTAATTACAATACTTATTTAGACGCGAGATACCCAGCCCGCACGAGCATTAGTACAGCTCAAGCAGAGGCATATATCCTACGCGCAATGGATTATTTTGAGACCTTGGTTTTTATCGGCACTAAAGCTGACGAAGATCAAGCGTTACAGTGGCCGCGTCATAGAGTTATTATCGACGGCTATGGATTCGACAGTGACCAGATACCGAAAGAGGTATTGATTGCTACGTATGAGATTGCATACGGTTTTGAGCAGGGCTTTGGAATTAATGACCCTGTTGGCAGAGAGACTTCTAAAGAGACTGTAGGCTCGTTATCTGTAGAGTATAAATCCTCTAGTGCAGATCGTACATTGCTGCCAGCGGCTTCTCAGGCGCTTAGAAAGCTAATTAAAAACCCAACCTCAGTGGTTAGACTTTAATGGCCTTTAATTACTCGCCACTAAATAAAACGGCTACTGATCTTATTACTAAGTTTGGTCAAGCGGTTACGTTTAGCAAAAAAGTAACGAGCGCCTACCAGCCTGAGACTGGCGGCTTTAGTAACTCGGTTAGCTCGACGTATGTGGCTCAGATCGTAATTCTGGATGAACCGAAATCTGAAAAAGAAGAAAGCTCGACAGTTCTTGTAGAAAATGAGGCGCTATGCTCATCAACTACCGAGCCAACTATAGGCGACACTGCTACAATTAACTCTGATCAATACAAGATAACGGCTGTTAAGAAAATACAGCCCGCAGCTACGGTGGTATTCTATGAACTTCGCATCGCAAGTTGATAAGATAGCCGATAAAGCGGCTGTAAGAACGTCTAAGATGGTTCGCGGCACTGTCCTTGGCATTATGAGGGATACAATTAAAGACACGCCTGTAGACACTGGGCGGCTTAGAAATAATTGGTTTGCTAGTATTGGCAGACCAGTAGATGCAGAGCGAGAGCAAGGCGGTAAAGCTGCTAGTGCTTCTAAGGCAAATGCAGTTGATGTAGCTACTAAATTTAAAATGGGTGATGAGATATACTTTACCAATAATCTACCTTATGCAATGGTTATAGAGTTCGGCGGCATGGTGAACGGTAGCGTAAGAAAGGGGCAAGGTATGCTACGCAGAGCAATCGGCATTAGAACGAGTAAACTAAGATGAGCAATACAGTAGATTACGGCTCTATAACAGAGAGCGCGACTGGTGAAGTTTTACACGTTGATGGCGGGTTTATAACCAGCACGATAGCCACCGAAGCCACAAGCATATTTCGTAATATCCGAATAGCTTTAGAGAATAGATTAACTACATTAACAGAATTAAGTAACATAGCATTTGAGAATGTAGAGATAGATTTAAGCACGCTAGATAAAGGTGCTAATGGAGTAGAATTCGTGCAGGCGTTTTTGTTGCCACAAGCAACTGAGTCGCTAGAGATTAGCCCTACAGGTAGAGACTTGCACGAGGGTATATTCCAGATTAACTACTATAACGGTGTTGGTATAGGCGGCTATAGTACGAAGCTAGACTATATCGCACAAGCCTTTAAAAGAGGCACAGAGTTAAATTTTAGCGGTACTACCGTTAGAGTTCGTAACGTATCTTTAGGCGTTGGGCGCAGAGAAGATGCTTTTTTTGTTAGAAATATTGATGTATCTTATTATGCGGTTACGCCCGCGAGGAGCTAGTTAAATGCCTATTGCAAACGGCCAGAATGTTAAATTAAGTATCAAAGAGGAAACCACTTACGGCAATGCTATTACTGATGCTGCCTACGATGTATTCCCTTTTAAAAGTGTAAACCTATCACTTACAAAGACTAACCACGAATCAGGTGTTATCACTGGTGATCGTGAGGTTCAAGATGTAATCATGGGTGCTGTATCTGTAGCTGGTGATGTATCTTTTGATCTATCACACCAAGCGGCCTATATTACAGGGCTACTCGGTGTCATGGGTGACGATGCTACTTCTAATGGAGTTATTAATATTGGTAGCGTTCGCCAGTCTTATACCTTTCATCAAACTTTTTTAGACCTAAACTCTAATAACGATGTCCACGTTTTTAAAGGTTGTGAGTTTAACAGCTTTTCTATGTCTATCCCTAGTGATGGGCTAATTGAGTGTTCTTTTGGTCTTATCGGCTCTACAATGACTACCGAGAACGCTGAGATAGATGGCGCAGAGGCTAACTATACAGACACCAACAACCCGTATCACTCAAGCGAAGCAGCCATTTTCTTAGGCGGTGCAAACACTGCTATCATTACTGACTTTTCTTTAGCTATTGATAATGGTCTAGCTACTACCAATAAAATCGGCGCTTTAGAAGCCCAGCAAGGCGGTATCAGTAAGTGTCGTGTAACTGGCTCATTTACTGCTCACTTTGACGATTCTGCTGGCGTTGGTCATTACGAGAAGTTCCTAGCGAATGATAAAGAAGCAATTGTTGTAACTTTAGGCTCAGGCACTACTGGTATGAGTTTTACAATGGCCGAAGTAGTCTATACTACTAGCACTGTTGAGGTAGGCGGTGAGGGCTTATTAA